TTATGCTAGAGTTGAATATTCTCCATTTCCTCGGTCGGTGAGTGTTAATTCGCGGCCATTTTCTGTAAATGTAATGGCATCCAGCAGGCTTTTTCCTGTTACAGCTATACCATATCCAAGGTTATCAATCTTTGAACTGTCCTCAGATGATATTGGTATTTGTACAAGCATACCAACAACAAGGCCGTATTTGTTAATTATAGGGCCACCGCTATTCCCCCCCTTAACCCTAGCATTGAATAATAAAAAGTCTTGTGAATCTAAGTAAGAGTGACCAGAACCAACAATTCGCCCCTTTGACAGTCGGACAAACGAATTTATATGCGAAACGTCATATAACTTTAATGCATCAAATCCTGGAATGGGTGGAAATCCTATTGATAAAATTTCATCCAGTACCGAGGCTTTGGTTGAGACCTTAAGTGGTTGAATATTATCTTCATTCGGAATGGTTGTGAAAACTAAAGCGATATCAATACGTTCATCGTTAGATACAAAGATTTTATGTATTGGTAAAGCCTCACCACCAGCTCTAAGTATCCTGATACTCTTCATGTCTTCAATAACATGTCTGGCTGTAAATATCGTGTGGTTATTCCCAACAATAAAACTAGTACCAAGATCATGTGAACCATCACTTTTTTCAACAACAACAGGTAAAACGGAAGGACTAAGGCGGTCTATGATTGACTCAAATCCATCAGCTATAAAATCATACTTTCCATATTTCGCATCTGATTCATTGAAATTCGGTGCGAAATAGCAACGGTCAAAAAGAGTATGTCCTGAAGACAATTCCATTAAAATACCTTCAGTTGCTAGCTTTTCACAATTGCGTATTAACTTCATCATATCGAGAGTATTTTCCCACTCAGGTTTGAGACGGGTCAGGCTCTCAATTGTTTTTCTCTCTTTTACGTTATCGTTTTCCGGTTTGTCATAAAAATATTTCACTATTTCTGTTGGTGTTACATATGTTTTTTTTATAGTCATTTTTGTACCCGCGATGACGTTATTCCATATATTTTTCTTTGTAGAAAATATCACTATTGCTGGTAAATGTTAAGTTCAGTGCTCGCACTAAAGCTGGATGATCAACGTCGCCCTCGTATGGAAATCAGGTAAGATTCATGTCTACTTGGGGTCTAGGGTAGACAGCATAAAAACGTACAATAGCGTTCGATTGGCTCTCACCCCCGCCTATAAACCATGAGGTTGATAGGGTAGTATCGTTAGGCAATAGTATACATGTAAGTATCCAACCTAATTGGTCTTGAGATTTCTAACTAACGTGTCGTTATGTCCGCTTTTGGCACATAGCAGCCCCAGAGACAGTGGTGTAAAGTCATGGAGGGTCGGTGGGAGGATATTCAGTTTCATTCATGCCGAAATACGGTAAAATCTATAATAGATGGAAATCATTCAATACTCGCACTATCGAAAGTCCACCATCCAGCCGCAGCAAGTTCTTGCATACGACGTGTCAGCGGGTTCAACTCCCGCCAGCTCCACCAATCATGATTGGACGGTGTAAGGACAACACCAACAAAAACAGGATGTTAGCAGTCTCAGCAGGACACCGACCAGACGGTGAGGAGACAAAAAAGGATACGCAAAGGAGCCGCAGCTCCCGAGTGATAAAAAAGCCCGCTTATGCGGGCTTTTTTTTCCCTCAAGCTCACTGACGTGTTCTTGCCTCAACTACTTTCTGGTATATAGCGATAGCTTCATCAACCAAAGCTAATGGATAGCAAGAATTTATATTCAATCCGGAGGGGCACTTAATTCTTTCTGCTCCACGTTCACTACGCAATTTTTCACACCATTGCCAAAGCTCCTCAACCGAATAGGTATCCAAACCTAACTCCATCAATCGTTGAGGAACACTTCTGAACTGAGACAAATCTCTTAAACTTTCTAACGAGTTAACTTTTAGTTCAACTTGGTTTACTCTACTTTCTAACTCTTCACGTTTTTCTATTTCCATTACCAATGCTTGAACCGTCTGCTGCAGACTGTTAGCAAAAGCACTCAGTTCTGAACGTTCTTGCTTAGGTGGCGGAGGATATACACCAAATTCACGAATAGACGGAAGGACCTGATGAAAAAGCCAGCGTTGGAATTTTTTCCCCGCAGCAGTAGTATCCTGAGCAAGTACTCTATATAGACCTGGTTCAGTAAGAAATACCTCAGAGATAGTTTCACCATCCACGACAAGAGAAACATTCCTAAACTCATCTGGATCTAAAGTTTTTATTACCGCTCTTATTACAGTGAGCAAGCTTTGAGAAGTCTTTCCATCCAGTTTTCTGTTCTCAGCAGAAAGCGTTCTTAGCACATCTGAAAGTGAAACAAAAATCTGCCCTTTTTCATTCATGCTACGGATATAATTTTCTCCACACTCTCCTTCGTAGCATAATTGTAACAAATTCTTTTGCACGCCATCCCCTCCTTTTTTTATGGATTATACATCCTATAAACATGTTGTCACCGAAAGGGAAAAGCATAAACCCAATTTATGTTCCACAAGATGTTCAAAAATCAAACAACCATATAGCTGAGGAGCACAAAAGAGCAAAAGTTTACCAACCCCATATATCCATACAGCACATAAAATTGACACTACATATGGTATTTTTTAAGTTACGCCTTGCACCATTTCATGATTTTATGTAGATTGTCATCACACGCTGAGATTAAAAAATTCTACAATTTTTGTTGATCTTGAGTTTGGTTTTTAGTATAAGTGAGCATGGATTGTAGGAGGCGCAACATGGTAACTAGCTTTGGTAAGACTCTCAGAAAAATGAGAATAGACCGGGGTATGGTGCTCAAAAATATGGCTGATCTGTTAGGCGTTAGTTCGGCTTACTTATCCGCCATTGAATTAGGCAAAAGAGCTATACCGGACTCATTAGTAAATACGATTGCAACAACTTTTGAGCTTAGCGGACAAGACATCATCAATCTCAAGAAACAGGCAGAGATTTCTCAACCGTCCATTAAGGTTGATATGTCGGATGCAAATGAGCAGAACAAAGAACTAATGCTTGTTTTTGCTCGTAAATTTAAGGACCTGAGTCCAGAGCAACTCGATAAGCTTAATAAAATGTTAAAGGACTGAATAATGATTGCGAAACGAGAACTTGGCCATCGCGTTTCACCTCTCAGCACCAGCATGATTAAATCATACGCTCATCGTCTGAGAGACGTTCTTCAGATATCAAATCACACATATCTGAGACTGGATGTATTACTAGAAGGTCTTATGGCCTCAGAAAGCATTGAGCTAGAAATTGTTGAAGATCATGAACTGCCCAAACGCTATGCAGTGACTTATCCAGATAAGAACAAAATTGTTTTACAGCGATCTGTTTACGATGCAGTGTGCAATGGTGAGAACCATGCGAGATTCACTGTTGCGCATGAACTTGGTCATTTAGTCATGCATCGCAATCAAAGTATCTATGCACGTAATAAGACTAGTGGAGGGCATAAAATCTATGAAGACAGCGAATGGCAAGCAGATGTTTTTGCAAGCCACTTCTTAATTGACTCAAGACTAGTTTTGCCCACAATGACTGTTGAAGATATAAGCAAAACATTTGGTGTCAGTCAACAAGCGGCTGAAACTTGGATGAGAAAAAATGCAAAAAGATAACGAAAAAGCCAGCGAACCGCTGTCGCTGGCTTCTCCTATCGTAAGCAAATACGAAAAACTTGGCGGTTGTGAGTATACGCTTACCTTAGGTTTTGTCAACAGCGAAACTTTACAGGTAACACGATATGACCATTGAAAAAGCTGTATCTGAGGAATACATCACAATTTACCGTCCTTTTATTACGGTCAAAGGTAAACGGATCTTTGCTCGTCAAAAAGGCTTGGCAGCCTTTCCTATCAAAATTCCTGCCTCTAAGTATCGAGGATAATCTTTGCTAATCTTAGGCCCTTTTCTAGGGCCTTTTATTACACTTCTGTTACGCGCACCACAGATAGAGTTTCAGCTAAAACTTTTGTTCATACCTAGGAGTCTGCTGACGAGTGGTTTGTTCACTAATAAACACGTAAAAACGGTAACGGCTGGACATCATTCAATATTCGCACTATTGGAAGTTCACCAGCCAGCCACAGCACGTTCTTGCATACAACGTGCCTGCGGTTTTTGAGACCGGTCCGATCATCAAACGAAACATAAAATTAGCTCACACTATGAGGAAAAGTATCTTTTTTTACTATGTAAATTCAAAGGATTAGCCTCATTTACCCGATAGTTTTCTCAACACTACTGGTTGTGAGCCCTTGCAATGTTCATTAATATACGTCTCACAAATAATTCATAGATATTGCAAAATGGATATTACTGAGTTTCCTTCTGGAGTAATTGAACACCTTGGCTGGTATGTATACCGATTGATTGATCCGAGGGACGGAAGCACCTTCTATGTAGGGAAAGGCAAAGGTAACCGCGTATTTGCCCATATGCGCGGTGAAGTGGCAGCGACTGATGATGACGAGTTACTGAGCAACAAGCTAAAGCAAATTAGAGAAATAAGGTTAGCAGGACTTGAGGTTATCCATGTCATCCATCGACACGGAATGACTGATGAAAAGACGGCGTACGAAGTTGAAGCAGCACTTATTGATGCCTACCCTGGGTTAACGAATATCATGAATGGTGCTGGCAGCAATGAATTCGGCGCCGCGCATGTCAAAGAGTTGATAGCAACATATCAACCCGAAACCATAACATTTCATCATAAAGCATTAATGATTTCCGTTAACAGAAGTGCAAAGGATTCAGAGCTTTATGATGCGGTTCGATTTAGCTGGCGCATTAATGTCTCTCGCGCCAGCCAAGCAGAAGTCATTCTTGCTACTGTAAGGGGGATCGTTCGAGGGGTTTTCATTGCTGATAAATGGCTCAAATCAACACGTGAAAATTTCCCTACGATGAAATACTGGGACGAGGATCCGGACTTTGAGGCAACACAAAGTTCTCGCTATGGTTTTGAAGGTCGAGAAGCCCCACCTGAAATAGCAAATCTTTATCTTGGAAAAAAAATACCAGATGAATTAAGAAAAAAAGGAGCTATGTCCCCGGTCCGTTACTCACCTGATTTTTGAGTCTTTAAGTGATAAGCATAAACCGCAGCACGATCTTCTTGCATACGACGTGCTACGGTTTCATTTATCTCCGACCGGAAACTTCTTATACAGTGTCGATATACCAACATCATAGATGATCGCCACCTTCTGGCGAGGAACGCCTGATGCAATTAATCGCCCGGCCTGCGCCCATTGTTCTGGTGTAAGTTTGGGACGACGTCCCCCAATTCGTCCCTGTGCGCGAGCAGCTTCCAGTCCAGCTTTTGTTCGTTCAACAATCAGTTCTCGTTCCATTTCAGCCAAGGCACCCATCACATGAAAGAAAAAACGCCCCATCGGTGTGCTGGTATCAATAGCATCCGTCAGGCTGCGAAAATTAACGCCACGTTCGCGCAACTCCTCAACCAGAATGACCAGATGCCGCATACTACGCCCCAGCCGATCCAGCTTCCAGACAACCAGAGTGTCACCTGCCGATAATGTCCTGAGCAGTTTTTTCAGTCCCGGCCTTTCGGACTTTGTACCGCTTATCTTGTCTTCAAAAATAAGCTCGCATCCTGCACAGTTCAGCGCATTACGTTGTAGATCTGTGTTCTGGTCATTTGTTGATACGCGTACATAGCCAATAAGCATGGTAGATCCCCCTGACAAAAGCAGGAATGATGCCATTTGCTCGTTATTTCTGCATTTTCATAAATGTTGGTTTGGGAGAAGGTTCGGCATTACCCGTTGGTGTGCCTGTTCCGTGGCCTTCCGCCACTCCGCCAACAGGCTGGCTGAAATGCAACGGCGCGGCTTTCTCTGCTGAAGAATACCCGGAACTGGCAAAGGCTTATCCAACAAATAAATTACCTGATTTACGCGGTGAGTTTATTCGTGGCTGGGATGACGGGCGCGGTATTGATGCAGGACGTGTTTTATTGAGTATTCAGGCCGGAATGCTGGAAAAGCACCGTCATCCTGTTGTCGCCAACGATGGGTATGACTCAAAAGAGGAATGGGAACTGGCGACAATCTTCAGAAGAGCATATACGCAAGGCAGGGGGCTTGATGCTGCCGCTGCCGGAGGGAGTCTGATCCCATCACCGACACTTCATTCACGAGGGAGTATCGGTAATACTGGCGGGAGTGAAACCCGTCCACGAAATATTGCATTTAACTTTATCGTGAGGGCTGCATAATGGATAACGCCGTATTAAATAGCGAGCTTATTGCCACGAAGGCGGGGAATATTACCGTCTATAACTATGATGGTGAAACTCGGGAATATATGTCTACTTCAAATGAATATCTTGCCATTGGTGTCGGTATCCCTGCATATTCCTGTTTAGATGCCCCTGGCACACATAAGGCGGGTTATGCTATCTGCCGTTCGATTGATTTAAACTCATGGGAATATGTGCCAGACCATCGCGGTGAAATCGTCTATAACACCGAAACGAGAGACGCCAAAGAAATCACAGCTCCGGGTGATTATCCTGAAAATACAACCACTATCGCCCCGTTAACGCCATACGATAAATGGGATGGTAAGAAATGGGTGACCGATACTGAGGCACAGCATAGCGCCGCAGTAGAAGCGGCAGAAGCACAGCGCCAGTTGCTGATTGATGCTGCTATGGCTTCCATCAGTCTGATTCAGCTGAAATTGCAGGCCGGGCGGAAGCTGACGCAGGCAGAAATCACCCGCCTTAACGCTGTACTGGATTACATTGACGCGGTGACGGCAACAAATACCAGCACAGCGCCGGATGTCATCTGGCCTGAATTGCCGGAGGCGTAGGCCATTCAATATCTGGATCACTGGAGGTATCAATCAGTTCCAGTGCGTCCAGATAATCCAGCCACAGATTATATTGCGCCAGTTCCTCGCCTTTCAGACGACCAATAGCGGCTTTACCGGGCCATTGCTTACTGTTCATGTATTCGTTGGCCTGATTAACTAATCGCTGTTTATTTGATTCAGCGATTGTGATTAATTCTTCGCTGGTAAGTGGTGGCGCATCCTGCCATATTGGAAAACCATTTTTATCTGAACCAAGTATTTTACCATCAGGCCATGCAACTCCTGCGAACTCAGAATAAATAGTAAAGTTTATTTTCGTAGCGTTCTCAGGAATGGTTTGGCTATCTGGTGAAATATAAAACCCCGAATCAGAGGGATTAAAATAATATGTCTTTTCCATAGTTAATACCCCACAGCCATCCAGTAAATTGAATTTGTTGTAGCAGAAGTGTAAGTAAATCTGATTTTAGTTCTGTTGGTACTTCCAATATCAAAGCCCACAGAACGGGCAGAAGGATCATTAGTTGAAATAAGAGCATTTACCGAACGACAAGCCGCAGGGAAAGCTACAGGTAATGTTATATCAACTGTTCCAACACTTCCTCCGGTTGGTGAGACAGAAAAACTCCCCCATTGAATAATCATCCCCCCAGGTAATTTCTGGTATCCATTGGCGGTCAATGAGTTACCAAAGCTGTTCATATCCGGTACCTGATTTTCTCCTGTCCCCACATTCCTTTTTGCTGCTTCTCCCAAACCAAGGTTTTCGAGAGCCGTTTTCACCGTGCCATCCGATTTGATATCGCCAAACGGATTCTTGCGGCTTAACAGCAGCGCGCGAAGTGCGGTAAGTAACTGGTCGTGCCGCCCCTTCTCCAGGCTGGCACCGGATGCCTCCACCACACTGCAAAGTTCCTCCTGCAACATGTCAAAGTAGTCATCATCCAGATCGGTGGCAGGCGTGCCGGTCTGGGGGTTACCACGGGTAAAACCGTTCTTACCCGCGCCGAACTTATCCTTCTGCGCGGTTTTCGTGTCTATACGATGCATGGATTACTCCGGATAACCGGGGTTTTCACCCGGTGCCGACCGCGCACGGCGCATCACCAGCCGACGGGCATCACGCATATGACGCTGACCAATCGTGACAAACGCCCGCCGGACACGGGCGCGGTTAAAGCGCATCTCCGCGGGCTGCTGAAAATCAACGTGCAAAAAGGAAGTCGCCATTGCTGCCTCCGTGACTCTGCGTAAATTCGCCCAGTTCCGTACACTCCAGCAGCAGAAAGCGCCGCGCCCCGTTCAGATCGCGCTGACGTTTCACCCGGTACACACTGTCACCGCAGACCACCTCATAATCAGCGGTGATCCCCCGGCGGTAGCGAATGGTGATGTAATGGGTGATGGCGTCCCCGGTCTGCGCGGTTTCCTGCCAGGTGGTGGCACTGGTCTGGATAACCTTCGCCCATGTCCGGAACGTAACCGGGTACCCTGGCGACGCGCCTTACGCGTTAACCAGCCTTCTGCTTCCAGCCGTGCGATAGCCGTTCTGACGGTACTCATCCCCGCGCCAATCTGACGGGCAATGGTTTCAATTGATGGCCAGCACACACCTTCGTCATTACTGAAATCAGCCAGGCGGGCCATAATTGCCACGCTGGATAATTTCATGCCTGACGCTGCGCAACCATCCCATACATAGCCGGTTAATTTAGTGCTCATGACCGACCTCTATTTCCCTGAATTTACGACGAAACTGTTCGAGCGGGCTGAAGCACTCATGCTCATAGCCTTCACGGAGGTAGATAACCCGTTGTGTTTCCGGCTCCCAACGAATGACTCTGACGGGCACTCCGTAGTGATCTTTGAACCAGCGATTAACTTGTCGCAAAGGACTGTCTCCTTCTGCCGGTTGAAATCCCCCACAGCCCACTCTGCAAAGCTGTGGGTTACAATTTCCCTGTCGGGGACCTTGAAAACGTCAATATCACTCACTGGGCAGTAATGCCAAAAGCACCGGAGGCTGGAGCATAATGACCACTTTTACCGACAAAGAACTGATTAAAGAAATTAAAGAGCGTATCAGCAGCCTTGACGTGCGAGACGATATTGAGCGCCGTGCTTATGAAATCGCACTCCTATCTCTGGAAGTAGAACCAGATGAACGCGAAGCTTATGAATTATTCATGGAAAAGCGTTTTGGTGACTTAGTAGATCGTCGGAGAGCAAAAAACGGCGATAACGAATACATGGCATGGGATATGACTCTCGGTTGGATCGTCTGGCAGCAACGAGCTGGTATCCATTTCTCAACAATGTCACAGCAAGAGGTGAAATAATGGAGCCATACAGCCTCACACTCGATGAGGCCTGTCATTTTCTCAAGATATCCAGACCGACTGCCATTAACTGGATACGCACAGGGCGTCTTCAGGCAACACGCAAAGATCCCACTAAGAATAAATCTCCTTACCTCACAACACGACAAGCCTGCATTGCGGCTCTTCAGTCTCCGCTGCATACTGTCCAGGTGAGCGCGGGTGATGGCATAACAGAGGAAAGAAAATGTCACTCTTCCGCAGAGGTGAAATATGGTACGCCAGTTTCACATTGCCGAACGGTAAAAGATTTAAACAGTCTCTTGGAACAAAGGACAAAAGGCAGGCGACAGAACTCCATGACAAGCTAAAGGCTGAAGCATGGCGGGTCAGCAAACTTGGTGAAATACCTGATATAACGTTCGAGGAAGCGTGTGTCAGGTGGCTTGAAGAGAAAGCACATAAAAAATCACTGGACGATGACAAAAGCCGGATCGGATTCTGGCTTCAACATTTCGCAGGAATGCAACTAAGAGACATTACTGAATCAAAAATTTATTCAGCAATGCAGAAAATGACGAACCGGCGTCATGAGGAAAACTGGAAACTCAGGGCAGAAGCATGCAGAAAAAAAGGGAAACCTGTTCCAGAATACACGCCAAAACCAGCGTCCGTTGCAACGAAGGCTACGCATCTTTCATTTATAAAGGCCCTACTAAGAGCCGCAGAGCGTGAATGGAAAATGCTGGATAAGGCACCAATTATTAAAGTGCCTCAACCAAAGAATAAACGGATCCGCTGGCTGGAGCCCCATGAAGCACAAAGGCTGATTGATGAATGTCCGGAGCCATTAAAGTCTGTTGTTGAATTTGCACTGGCAACAGGCTTAAGACGCTCGAACATCATCAACCTTGAATGGCAACAAATAGATATGCAGCGCCGGGTGGCATGGATAAACCCGGAAGAGAGTAAATCAAACCGCGCAATTGGCGTTGCGCTGAATGATACTGCATGTCGCGTATTGAAAAAACAAATCGGGAATCATCACCGTTGGGTATTTGTGTACAAGGAAAGCTGTACCAAACCAGACGGAACGAAAGCGCCAACAGTAAGGAAGATGCGGTATGACGCAAACACAGCCTGGAAAGCGGCGCTGAGACGGGCTGGTATTGATGATTTCAGATTTCACGACTTGAGACACACCTGGGCAAGTTGGCTGGTTCAAGCCGGAGTCCCGTTGTCAGTGTTACAGGAAATGGGAGGCTGGGAGTCTATCGAAATGGTTCGTCGATATGCTCACCTTGCACCTAATCACCTTACCGAACACGCACGGCAAATAGACTCGATCCTGAACCCATCGGTCCCAAATTTGTCCCAGTCAAAAAATAAGGAAGGTACTAATGATGTGTAACTTATTGATTTAAATGGTGCCGATAATAGGAGTCGAACCTACGACCTTCGCATTACGAATGCGCTGCTCTACCAACTGAGCTATATCGGCCCTGAAAGGACATGTTCACGAACGTGAATCACGGTGGACAAGGTTAAAACTAACCGGGCGATGCGTCAATGGCCTTGTGAATCAAATGGCTACTTTTGCATCACCCGGTTTTATTTACGCACGAATGGTGTAATCACCAATGCCGATCCACTTGTAAGTGGTCAGTGCTTCCAGCCCCATTGGGCCACGCGCGTGGAGTTTTTGTGTGCTTACCGCCACTTCCGCACCCAGACCAAACTGGCCGCCGTCGGTAAAACGCGTAGAGGCGTTAACGTAAACAGCGGACGAATCCACTTCGTTAACAAAACGCTGGGCGTTGCGCATATCGCGGGTCAGGATCGCATCGGAGTGTTGTGTGCCGTGTTCACGAATATGGGCGATGGCATCGTCAAGATCGCTGACGATTTTGACGTTCAAATCTAATGACAGAAACTCATCGTCATACTCTTCGGCTTTAACAGCAACCACCTTCGCAGGGCCTGCCTGCAACTGCGCCAGTGCAGCTGCATCTGCGTGTAATGTCACGCCGCTTTCCGCCATTTGTTTGCTTAATGCGGGCAGGAAGCTATCGGCGATGTTTTTATTCACCAGCAACGTTTCAACCGTATTACATGTGCTCGGACGCTGAGTTTTCGCGTTGACGATCACTTTTAATGCTTCAGCGATCTCTACACTTTCATCAACGTAAATATGGCATACGCCTATACCACCTGTGATCACCGGGATTGTCGACTGTTCACGGCACAGTTTATGCAAACCAGCGCCACCACGCGGGATCAGCATGTCGATGTATTTATCCATACGCAGCATTTCACTGACCAGCGCACGGTCAGGATTATCAATCGCCTGCACGGCACCCGCCGGTAAGCCGCAGGATTTCAGGGCGTCCTGAATCACCGCCACCGTTGCAGCGTTAGTGCGACACGTTTCTTTGCCACCGCGCAGGATCACCGCATTACCGGTTTTCAGGCACAGCGAAGCGACATCAACCGTCACGTTCGGGCGCGCTTCATAAATCACGCCAATAACCCCCAGCGGTACGCGACGACGCTCAAGACGCAGGCCGCTGTCCAGTACGCCGCCATCGATTACCTGCCCCACCGGATCGGCGAGGTTGCACACCTGACGTACATCGTCGGCAATGCCTTTCAGCCGTGCGGGCGTCAGTGCCAGACGGTCAAGCATCGCTTCGCTAAGGCCATTGGCTCGCGCGTCAGCAACATCCTGGGCGTTAGCGTTGAGGATGATTTCGCTTTGTGCTTCCAGTTCATCGGCGATTTTTTCCAGCACGCGATTTTTTTCGCGGCTGGAGAGTTGCGCTAATTTATACGAGGCTTGCTTCGCGGCAATGCCCATTTGTTCCAGCAT